GTAGTATCTCACAATCCAGAAGCCCTGAACCTTATGTGTAGGTGACAGACCACGGAGTAATTTCCTAGGAGTGCTGTTAGGTGAGATAAAATGTGGAATTTATAAGATTATATTGGGCTTCTGGGGTCAAATCCCAGAGGCTTATTTTAGTACTACTCTTCTACCTTTGAGTAGCTATTTTAAATTAAATGAAGGGAGCTGTTTATTATATCCGTTACTAAACCAAATGCACCAAACAGTAAGCGTATAAGCAATAACGAAAACGCTCCTCTGTATAAATGTACCAGATGTGGAAAAACAAAAAGTGATCCAAAAGGATTTTTCTTTATGTCTAAGACAAGTCCTTTATTTGTATCTAATGAATTATATACTCATATTTGTTCAGATTGTGCAAACGACCTATATAATGACGCGAAAATTAAATATAAGGATGAAAAAATAGCCTTAATTGTATTATGCCATTATTTAGATGTATATTTTTCTGAAGAATTATATGAAAAGGTTAAATCTAATGCAAATTTTTCATATGGAAATTATAGTAAGTTATTAAACGGAACACAGTATAAAGCCAAAAACTTTACTACATTTTTGATTAATATCTTAAACGATGGATTAAAAGACGAATCTCAACTTCGAGCAGGATTTGAGGCAAAATGGTCGACTGATGACATAAAAAGTAAAAATAGAATTTTAAATATTATGAAGTATGACCCTTTTGAAGGAGCATCGGATTTAGATAGAAAATTTATGTTTAATTTATGTAATGATTATTTACAAGACGAGTCTACAATAGAAGATCCACATAAATTACAGGGTGTTATTGAATTGATAAAAACACACGCCCAATTAAAACATGTTAATGCACAATTAGATGCAGAATGTTTATTGGCTAATCCAAATGAAGCAAAATTAAAAACATTATCTGGAATAAAGAAAGATTTAATGGCATTAATAAATTCATTTGCTAAAGAAAATGGTATTTCTGCATCGTTAAGTAGCAAAGGTCAAAAAGGCTCTTCCAGTTTCGCATATCATGTAAAAAATTTAGATGAAATTAGATTTACTGATTCGCAGATTAACTTATTTGACTTGAAGACATGTCAATCAATGAAACAGTTTAATGATATGAGTAATGCTAGTATATTGAGTCAGCTTCATCTTAATGCTGATGAATTAGGAGAAATGGCTGAGCAGAGGACACAAAAAATATATGAATTAACAGAATTAGCAGATAAACTAAAAGAAGAAAACAGATTATTAAAAATAAAAATTGAAGCACTTTCAAATGAACTTAATATTGATGAGGAGGAATAAATGATATGGAATATTTTATTACTCCTTCTCAAAAAGAATTATCAGAAAGAAAATTAGAAGCATTTAAAAAGTATTCAGAAATAATACAATGGGGAAGAATGAACCCTGTTAGATATTGTGAAAGATTTTACGGAATAGAACTTTTAGATCATCAGAGATTTGTATTTATGAAATCTTGGATTACTCCGAGAAATGTTTGGTGCCAAAGTCGTGGTAGTGGTAAAACTACACTTCTCGCACCATTTGTCATGGCAAAATCTAATTTATTTCCAAAACATCAAACTTATATTATGTCTGGAGTAGGTTCTCAATCACAGGAGTGTTTTTTAAAAATTGAGAAAATTGCTAAAAATGAAATAGCTTCGTTTACTGGTTTGACGGATTTCTTTCTAGGAGAAATAGAGACCAATCATTCTAATAGTGATGGGTTTATACATAACCCATCTTCTTTTACATATAAGTTGTTTAATGATAGTCGAGTAAATAGTCTAAACGGGGCATTTGATAACAATAGATCAAAAAGATCAAATTTAAATGTATATGATGAAAGTGGATTTGCTCCAGAAGATTTATTTGTAACTTCTATGCCATTTATTACCCAAGATAGCAACTTTACAATGGGTGGAAATAATAATATTGAATTAAATCCAAAACAAATACCAAATCAAGCTATATTTGCAAGCTCTGCTTCTGATATGAGTACTTATTTTTATAAAAATGCATACAAAGAATATGCAAAACGAATGCTTATTGGGGATAATGATTATTTTGTAGCAGATGTAAATGCAGATATTATATTCAATGCTACTTACAATGGAAAATTATATCCAGTTTCATTGTTGACAAAAAAAGAAGTTGATGATGAAATGCGTAAAAATAAGGAAAAAGCATTGCGAGAATATTATAATAAATTTAGTGTAGATGGAGGAGATCAACAACCATTTAAACGGGCAGTAATTCGAAAAAATAGTATAGTTAGAATACCTGAATTAAGAGGAGATGGAACTAAACGATATGTTATTGCATATGATCCCGCTAGACAAATTGATAATAGTGTTTGTATTATAGCGGAAATATACAATGATGTTAGAGTTGGATATAAGATGAATATTTGTAGTGCTGTTAGTTTTGTAGATATTGGAAAGAAAAATAAAACTCCAATGAGATATCCAGAACAAATTAAAATGGTAAGACAGATGGTGGTAGATTATAACGGATTAGGAAAACAAGACTGCGAAAACATTGAAAAAATACTTATCGATAGTGGTGCTGGCGGAGGTGGAAGATTTATCGCGGATGAACTTATGGAGGAATGGACAGATAAAAATGGAATTAAACATCGCGGATTAATAGATAAAATTGAACACGCTGATTATTTATCTCAATTTCCAACAGCGCTCGATAAATTAAAACTTTTAAGTCCTAAAAAATATAAAGTAGAAATGTATGATGGATTAGTAGAAATGCTTAATTTGGATTTGATATCATTCACGGAAGAATATGATAATAAAGGACATATTATGCTATACAAAGATGATGAATATGAATATACGGACGAAGAAGACGGAGAAATAAAGAAAGATATTAATCGTGAAATGTATGAATATAAATTGTCTTTTGAAGAAGAATTAGCTTTAGTACATATTGATTTAGCAAAAGAAGAATTAGCCAATATTTATAGGTATGATACAACAAACGGTGGATGTAGATATGATTTATCTATTGAACAAGCCAATAAGATGCATGACGATAGAGCTTATTGTTTAGCTATGTTGGGGTGGTATTTACAACAACTTAGAAGGGGACAAATATTAAATAAGCCAGACGAAACAGACTATTCGAATGCTCCACGTTGTAGCAGCGCAATTTCATTTTAGAAGGGAGGTAGTCAATGTCAGAAGAAAACAAGCAAGATGAAAAACAAAATTTTGAAATAGTTTTAGTATCAAATGAAAATAATTCAGAAGAACCAACAATTATCACTTCAGCAGAAATTACAGAAGAATGGCTACTTTCTGCAATGCAAAAATATGACGCTACAAATAATCAATATTCAACATATTTAAAAGATAGCTCAGTTTCTTCAGAATTATTAACACCTGAAATATTAGATAATCTTTCAGAATCTCCACAATCAGATATCACAAAGATTATGAGAATTAATCAAATAGTTCGTAAGCTTATTAATAAAAACGATATAGTTGGTAAAACAGTAGAATCTATTGAAACCAATGTTAATACAGAAGTCAAACTATCATATCCTAATGCTGTTGAAGGAAGGAATAAAACTATTCAGTTTGAAAATTCTAAATCGTTTGTTGAGAATTTTAATGAACAAATTAATCTTAAAAATTTAATACGTACCTCTATTCCTACTACATATGCAGAAGGTACTTATATTATATATCTTAGACACAAAGATAATGGAGAATATACGGTTGATTACTATCCTCTTGGTGTAGCTGAAATATCTGAATATAGTATTGGTGGAAATCCAGTTGTTTTATTTGATATTAATGAACTAAGGAACAGACTTCAAAAAGTATATAAAAAGAACAAGAAAAATAAAGCATTATTCTTTGATAAAATCGAAGAAGAAGTAAAAGCTAACTATCCAGCCGAAGTGTATCAAGCATTTGTAGAAAAGGAACGATACGCTAAATTAGATGTAACATACACTGGAGTTATTCGTATTGGTAATTTAAATCGTAAGTATGGATTATCTCCTATTTTTAGAGCTTTGAATCCAATTATGATGCTTGATACATTTGAAGCGGCTGACAGAATTAATTCAAAAGCAAAAGCCAAGAAAATAATATTTCAAAAGTTAAGAAAAGAAACACTTGGAACCAATTTAGATAAAAAAGGCTTTGAAGAAATGGCTTATGCTCATGATAACTTTATGCAAGCTTGGAAACAACAGACTGTAGTAGTTACTGCTCCAGCCCAAGTTGAAGATATAAAATATGTAGAAAGTAAAACAGAACTAACAAGTGTTGAAACTGTAAATAACTATCGTTCAAAGGTTTTAAATACATTAGGAATTGGGTTTTTAATGGATTCTGGATCTCAATCAGTTAGTACCGCAAGTATATCCGTAGCTCAACTATTAAGGACAATAAATAAAATATCTGAACAGCTAGAAGAAATATTACAAAGATGGTACAAACAAATATTCATTGATAATGGGTATGACATAGCTTATTTCCCTAAAATACAAATTATTGATAGCGAGCAATTAGAGATGGATATGAAGATCTCGCTTGCCACATTTCTTTATACCACTCTTAATGCAAGTCTTGAAACTGTTTATGATTTAGTAGGATTGGATATCAATGATGAAGCTATAAAACGTAAAGCAGAAAAGGAAAATGGGTTGGAAGATGTATTTACACCGAGAGCGACATCTTATAATTCTAACGGATCAAATAGTACTAATAAAGGAGCTGGAAGACCTGAAGCCGATGAAGAAACTAATAAGACTAATTACGATGACGAATATAACAAGACAAGGACATAGGTGATTAAATGGAAAACTATATTATATGTCCCTGTTGTGGAAACAAAATACGCGTTTTATTTGAAGGCGGAAAATTATCCGTCTTTTTTGATGCAGAAAATCAAGATAAATTACAAGAAATACTTTCATCTAATTGTATTGAATTAGGGATTGTGAAAGGTGGTGAGATGATTGAATAAAGATACTATTTGTCTATCTAGTAAAACTATTGACATTGCAGAAAATGAAAATTATTTGGAATTAACTAATAGGGTTTGTTATTATGATGAGCCAAATTTAAATAAAGCAATGTTACCATTTGATGGGGCAGATGAAAAGGCGCAATCATTGGTCAACATGCCAGTGGTGGCGAAATATAGGGTATCTAGCAATGGAAGTCCTACTTTTGGTGGGCATGAGATGTATTTAGATTCAGATGGAGAAGTTGCTTTTGCTACAGATAATATAGGCACTCATACTGATGTGTATATAGAAGATGACACAGTTGATGTAAATGGTGTTCAAAAAACTCTCCCATGCTTATTCGCAAAGTATAGAGTTTGGAAAAGAAATAAAAATGTAATTGCTGCAATTAGAAGATTATATTC